AAGAGCCTTGCTGCTGTGGGTCTGGCATTGGAGATGCGGCCATTTGTTCCTCACAAAAAACTTATCGTGGGCGTAGCAACAGCCGCACCCCTTATGAGAGTGCGGCTGTCAGGTTACTTTTTGACGGCAGTGTGCTTGCGAGAAACCTTGCGGCTGCGCTTGCGGCTCTTCTTCACGTGTTCGGGCTTGACGGAAATCTTGCGACGCTTTGCCATGGTATTGCTCCTTGTGCGGTTTTGTACCGGAAGGAAGCCAAAATAATGGCCCCAACCGGGATTCCGGTTTGGAGCCTCCACATGGTCTGCGCGTGCAGGTGTGAGCATCTCTACTAATTTCTATTTCAGAGAGTACAGCTAAAGTGTTCTCTATGTCAAGCACTATTTTGATTTATTTCAAATGGCGCAGGAATTTAGGTTTATTCCTGCGCATTTACCCCATAAATCAGTTCCCACATTTGTATGAAATTAGGTTATACTAGGGGTGTCGGACGCGTTAACGTCCGGCCCTAGAGCCAACCGGAAATGAGGTTTCCAGTGACACCCCAAGAACATAATATAGCACATCCTGCGCCATTAGATGTTCAATCGAAGGTTTGCAGCCGCTGCAAGCTTCCGCTCCCCATTGACGACTTCTATCGCAATCCTCTAGCTAGGGGTGGTTACCAATCGCAGTGTAAGAAGTGCCAAATCGAGGCCGCAAACGAGTTAGCCGCGCAACGGAAGATAGAAAATATTACTAGAAGTCTCCAGCCGAAGATATGTACTAATCCTAACTGCAAGATGCTTGGGGTTCCTCAGCCACCAGAGAATTTTAGAAAGGATAACAGGAGTAACACTGGACTGCAACGCTATTGCAAAGATTGTCACTTTTCTAAGCCAACTAAAAACCAGCGGTATACCACTTTAGAAAATGGCGAGAGATTAAAGGTTTGTGGCGACTGCAAGGTTCCTCAACCGTTTTCAGAGTTCAACGGAGACTCTCGAACTCGTGATGAACACTACGCTTATTGTAAAACTTGCTGCAAAAAATATAACGAGGAACAGTACCAAAAACATAAAGAGAAAAGAGCTAGACAGAGCAGGGAGTGGGGGAAACGCAATAAGGATCGCATTCAAGAAAGAAATAAGAAAGTGCTTGACGAATACTTGCAGTCCGTAAAAGATGGAGCGAATGAGAAAACTAAGGTGTGCACAAGATGCAAGGGTGAACCGCAGCCATTCAGTAATTTTCCTGTCAGTTTAGAACATAATGATGGGCACTCAAGCCATTGCAAACAATGCGTAACCGAGCAAACGTCAGTAATTTATCACCGCAATAAAGAAGCCATTTCAAAGTTGGGTCGAGAGCAAAGGAGGTCAACTTGGGCTAGAAGACATGTCAAATCGAGCAAGCAAAATGCATCAAAGAAGGGTGTGCTGTTCGATATGGACGTAACCGATTTATATGATCCGCGTACTGGAGAACTTCCTACTCACTGCCCAATATTCCCATCCGTAGTTCTCGATTATGAGGCTGGCCCTAATCGTCGTCATTGGGCATCTGTTGATCGCATCGTCCCGGAACTTGGATATGTAAGTGGGAATGTGTGCATTATTTCGTATGGAGCGAACACATGGAAATCAAACGGTAGCAGTCCAGAAGAGCGTAGGCGCATCATACAAATTATCGCAGGATCACGGAAGGGTAAACAAATAGAAGTAAATCAAGAGCAAGGATCGCTATTCTCCCTCTAGTTCTCTAGTCCCTACGCCAACGATCTTCCTAACTTCGTCCGCAACCTTCTCTGAGATATGCTGCTTCTGCTCTACGTTGACCCCAAGCATTCCGCCCTGATTGTAGACAGCAACGATCTTTCCCGTAGCCTTGGATGAGCGCATTAGTTGGTCTAGCGCGTTTAGGTCCGCAGGAAGCGAGACGGAAGTCTCTGTAATCAAATGATCTTTCTGTGTTTTCACTGTTACCGCCATAAATTTCTCCTCTAGCTTTCCGTTACAGTAGTTCTAGGCTCTCCGCCTTTGGCCCCTTTGGCCTTAATTTTTGGTGCTTTCTGTCCCGACGAGGGACGCCCTCCAGCGTGAGGCTTCCCGCCTCCGGCATCTCCCCCTCCCATCTGCGCGGGATCAATCCCCATTTTTTTCATTGTCATGGCGATGTCTATTTGTGCCATCAGTTTCATTTTTTCCAGTTTTTCCTGCTCTTGAAAACTAGACTCTATTTCTGCTTCTGGAGATGGAACGTCTGCGCTTCTAAAAATGGTTAACCAACTAATTGGGGCACCCATCTTCTTTAGTTGGACGTAGAACAACTGCTGCTGCATCTGTGTGACCTTGAGCAACGTGCTTGGAACAGAGATGAGCCTGATCTGCTTTACGAACCACCGCGCCCGCTCCAGATTCGTGTACTTCGATTCCGTTTCAGGGAACTGCCCACCAACCATTTCGTCCGGCAAGTGGCTAGGAACTAGGTCGTTTGGCTTGTAGTCAAATACTTCTGGAGCCATCTTTTCCGGGCCAACGTACTCCATGATCCTCTGTGTGTCAAACCACTGTAGAATAAGGTACTTGACCCTCATCCCGACAGACTTGTTCGCCTTCTCGACCCTAGCAGCAATTCCTTTTCCTACCGGCCCAATGGATTCGAGCATCTTATCAGCAGTGTCGCTGGCGATCTGCAATTTCATATTTGCGCCGAGATTTCCCAAATCCTCAAGACCAAGCTGCTTGCCTTCCTTTTCGTTGAGGTATTTCAGGAAGTTGAACTGCTCCCCTTTGACATTAACCTCGTCAGGAAGAATAGACTGGAAGGTATCCTTCGGCTTGCCATCTACTCCAAGACGTACATCCGGCTCGAATATGTCGAAGTGCTCAATCTTTGGCCCACCTGTATCCGTGTGGTTGTATCCCATTGGAGGATTCATTTGGGCGGTCAGGACTTGATCTATCAACCGCTCATGCTTCCTGATCGTCGTCTCAATGCTTGCTACATCGCCTACGATAGATCGTCCCAGCGGCTCCCATGCCCAATCGTCAACCGTGTACTGGATAATTGGTATACGAGGGTCCCAGTCGAAGGCGGGTCCGTCGTACATTGGCTTCCCCATTCCTGTTGAGGTGATGATGAGCCGCAGATTGGGGTATACCCGGCAATGCTGTGATTCGGCAGGAATATAGTATGGTTCTCCATTCCTCATCCCTCCAAATATTTGCTGCCCTACGAACGGGACACGGTAGAACCACGTCGTTCCCAAATCTCCCATCGGGAGTTCGTATCCTGTGTTGTTTATCCGCAAATCGCGGACGAAGGTGTAGCGGATTTCAGCGTACAGATTTCCGAACGTCCTGCCCGTATCCCCGTAGCGGTTCCGCTCCGCATAATCAACTCGCTGCGCTTGCATCCGCGTCTGATAGTTCCTACGCGCACCAACAGTCTGTATATCCTTCTGGAATAGAGGAAACCTGCCATGCGCCTCAGCAATAGGCATGTAGTCATAGACCGTGACCGCGTAGGCATCCTGAATGTCGTTGGTTCGGGAAGGAATCTGCGTAGGAATAACGTCTAAGAGTCCTAGCGCGTCAAACTCCATTCTCCTCTCGCCATATCCGTACTCTGTAGCCCTCACCTTCGGCCACAAGTATCCGATCCCCATGACAGAGGCGTATTGGAGAACTTTGAGAATTTGGAACGGGAAGTCTGACTCTAAGTAGACGCATTTGCTTACTCTTGTAAGCATCTCTGCCATCTTCTTATAAATTGGGGAGTCACTCCCGTAACCGGCAATTTCACGAACCTGCGCCAGCGTCTCGCAGAACTTCCGTATGTCATACTTAAGATTATTAGTTACGAGACTAGATCGGCACTTATCGTTGAATACCGCATTAAAAACTCTGAGGTTCTTGGCGAGGTCTTTGTAGCAGCGTTGGGCCTCAAGAAATCCCTCACCCTCTTGAATTTGATTTTCAACGTCCGCGTATATCTGCTCGGGACGAGACCAGAACGGAGAAAATTGCCAGCTAGAAGTCTCGCTTTTATCCCGGAAATAACTCGTGGATTCGCCCATTACTGGCACTGGGTATTCTCACAATTTCTCTCCCGGTACCGCCCCACTTCCCCAAATAGGGCGTTTCACTACAAGTCGTTACTCTGTGAGAGTGTAGCGCAAATTTTCCTGCGCGTCTATAAAATTGTTTTGACAGCCCCACGCCAAACATGCATCATAGGGAGTGAGGTGCCTTATGTCGGTAGGAAATTGGTTCTGGATAATTTACGTCATCGCCATTCTGTTCGGGTCATGGTTCAACTATGAAGCGGGACAACCGTTGTGGTATCGCAGGGCTGGAGCCTACGCGATTCTCTGGATTCTGGTCGGATTTTTGGGGTATAGGGTTTTCGGCTTTGTCGTGAAGCCGTAGAGAGGTTCATATTATGATCTTGCTACTTATCATCCTGATCCTCCTGTTCGGCGGTGGCGGTTTCTACCTTGGTCCGGGTCCGGGATACTACGGCGGATTCGGATTGGGCGGAATCCTGTTGATCGTCCTGATCGTTCTCCTGCTCAGATAGCACCTGTAGTCGGAGAGCGTCGCCCAATGAACAACGGCGAGAGATGGAGCGATTCTGG